AATCCATGGAAATACCCATCTATCCCATGACCATCAAAGATGAGATCACCATCAAGACCCCAGACGCATTGATGAACGGGCAAGGGGTAGTTGATGTGATACACAGTTGTTGCCCCAGTATCAAAAATGCATGGGCAACACCGTCGGTGGATCTTGATGCTATTTTTATTGCTATCAGGATTGCCAGTTACGGGTCAAGCATGGACATTGATTCTGTTTGCCCGCATTGCGGAGAGGAAAATAGACACGCAGTTGATCTTACACAATTGCTAGACAGAATCCAACCACCAGACTATGTACCTGTTGAAATTGAAGATTTGACCTTTGAATTCATGCCACAAAACTTCAAAAACTACAATGATGCCAACTTGGTTGTGTACGAGCAACAAAAACTAATTGCTGCAATTACTGATAGTACCTTGACCGACGAGGAAAAAGTACAGCAGTTCAATACTATTTTTCCTCGCTTGACAGACATGAATGTTGGTAATATTGTAAACAACATTTTGGCCATTAATGCCAATGGCAGCAGAGTCACTGAGAGACATCATGTGAAAGAATTTATCATGAACTGTGATCGTAAAGTGTTTGCTCAGATAAAGCAAACAGTCGATGCCTTTGCTGACTCTGCTAAAATCAAATCATTAGCAGCACAATGTACCGCTTGTTCAGGCACGTACCTGCAAGAACTCACGTTTGATCAAGCAAATTTTTTCGTGTAAGGCTTTTGACCATGTCCGACCAAGACATAGTCTCGTATTTTGATCAACTGGAAAGACAGTCAAAAGCCTTAAAAGAAGAAGCACTAAGACTGGCCTGGTACATGCGTGGTGGATTAAGCTACGATGATGCCATGCACTTGAGCCAATCTGATAGAGAAATAATTGGTAAAATTGTTAAAGATAATTTAGAAACTGCTAAAAAAAGTGGAATGCCATTTTTTTAGTAAAAGAATATCAAAGTTGTTAAACAGTATCTAATCATTCAAGACTAACTTCGTTAGTCTATTGATATCGCTTGCGCTCATCAATGTTTTCTTAAAAGCAGCTAAGACAGTTTCATCTAGATTAATCAGTCACTCTTTGCCCTGGCCGGGCAAAAAATATATTGCGCTTCATCTGAGTAGCACAGTCACTGATATTAGAGCATTACAGAGGCGGTTGTCCTGTACCTCGAGCTCCGTCTTTATACAACGGCAGGTTAGTTTATACATATCAGCATACAATTAACCCTGCGATATCGCTATCGCGTCTTTTAGCTTGTTATTATCTTCAAACAATCAAATCGCAGCGTTTAAAAGCGATCTTCATCCCAAGGGGTAGTGATTGAGTGCTCGTTGCAGCGACGAGGCTTCCGTCCCTGTGATCTGTGATCCAGGTATAGGGCACACGATGTTAGCTTGTGCTAGCTCAACTGCCTAACTTGTTTTTGATGTGGGAGCCATGGACACGAACGCTGATCTGTCCGTTATAATAATCATCTGATTCTAAGACTTGGTGTCTAAATTGTTCACGTGCTTCGATGTAGGAGCACTCTGATTTGGATTTGCAATAAAAAAGTATTTCTCTAGTAAACTTGTCTGAGCCTAATATTTCTATGTCTTTGTTTAGTTCGTCGTTTGAGCCATAATATGTTTGCCAATCTGAATCTATTTTACTTCTAATTTTCTTTCTTTTTTTGTTACCATTTTTGAGCTTTACTACTCGATAAGTAGTTTTGCTAAATTTAGCAAGTTTTTTACCTATGTATTTACGACCCGACACTGTATTTGTAATAATATAAACATACCCGACGCAATCTTCGGGTAATGTTTCAATCTGTGTGTTCTCAAATAACCATGTCATGTAACATAATTATGCCTTGTAATCAAGATTGCAATAAAATGTTATTTCTTCAATACAGGTACTTGGACTAGTGGTCACTGCATATTTTATAAAATCTGACACTTCTGCCAGGTTAATACCGTTGCCAGTCCATGTTGCACGACTGCGACTAAGCTCTGTATCTAAGCGATCTAGAGTAATCAAGGTTGTTTTAAACGGTACATGATTGGTCTTAAATGATGCGGTACACTGCTTACTGGCATGGGCCAGTGCTGCTTTGGCCACACGATACGTTTCAAAGCCAGGCTCACGAGCAACAATACTTTTTTCTCCGGTACTGCCTACGTTAAAAATATAACCCAATTTACCTGCCTGTTTCCATGCATCGTACACTGCTGCCAGTACCTGTACTTGACCAAAGTTAGCCCAAGATTCTTGGGGAGGCCCATCAAATGCATTGTTTACAAATACATCATACTTTAAACTATGTTCTGCAATCTGCTCTACATCTTTGGTAATGTCAAATCCAGTGGATCTGCTAATACCATCTGCACCAAACACATTACATAAAAATTGTCCTAGCCCCCTATTGCCGCCTGTTACTAGCATCTTCATCTGATGGATCCTCCTTGATCCCATACTTTAGTAAACTTTTCTCCACACGTCATGGCACATTCCATGATACGATCTTTTGTGCCCCAGCCTGCGGCTAGTTCTTGCCAAAATTTAGATTTAAAAATATTCTCTAAACTGCAATTGTTTAAATCTAGTTCTGTTTGATATTTCTGTACAAACTGCTGAATCTGAACCTTGCCATCTACGTAACTGTGCTGACTGCTTCCGGGCAATGCACCAGGTGTGTGAAATCTAGCATCGTACAGGTTATGGTTGAAAAAATTGCAAGGCAGTACCAGCCCTTGCGCATTGACAGCAACTTTTTTACCCGCAGCAGCATCGCATTGGATTGTGGTCTGCTGCAGATATTCTCCAAAACTTCCGTACATGTGTTTTAACACTTGTATCTTTTGTACACTGGGATTGCGTAATTCTGCGCTGGTTGGAGCTTCTAATTGAAATTCAACATCGCCTTTTTTATCCATTACCGGCCAGTATTTGAATTCTGTTTCATTTTGATGATCGTAAAAGCGACCGGTCTTTCTTGCTAGAAAATTAAAAAATCCATATTCCTTGCTCAACTGCCTGGCCTGTTCCGATTGATGTTCGTTGTGCTTGAACGCAATAAAGTTCCATTGCGCCCTACCGCCTGCTTTAATATATGCTCTTGCATTACGCATGGCAACTGTGTATTTTACATTACGACGATACAAATGTAAAGTATCTTCTAGTCCATCGAACCCAAAGTCAATTTGCCCGTACCCGTTCATTATGGTAGCAATTTCTGCCCAGTAATGTTCGTCGTGTACACCGCCATTGGTATGAACATACAGCCACAGCGTGGGATTCTTGCGTCTAAAGTCCTGTAGAATATCTAAAAAATCTGGATGCATTATAGGGTCGCCATAACTGCCACAGAAAAATACCTGTCTAAGCTTACCGCAATGTTCAACACTAAATGCCGCATCAATGGCCTCTCTACTCAAATGCACCAGCGGCATGTAGGGATTAACGCCTTGCCCTAATTCATTCCGGGGACATTGAGGACAGGCAGCATTACAATAGGTTGTAATTTCAATTTGGTACTCGGTTATGTTGTTATAATTAAACATTAAAGTATGCTTTAATCTGCTGTAACACTTCTTTAGTTGTTTGTTGTCCGTCCATGGTTGTGTCATTGATATTAAACAAATCTTGTATCCATGAATCAATTGGGCTATTAAAATTTAGTAATAAAACTCCGTTGTGTCCAAGATATAAACTATGCTCCGGTGGCCCAACGGTGTCCCACGGAGGTAGATATGCCAATTGCTTAAATTTGTGTATGTGATACTTTAAGTCAACATCGTTGATGTAAATCTTATGTAATTCAAAATACTTGTCTGGGTTATTATCTAACAAATAGTTTTTTCCGTAGTGCTCTATTTTAAGATCATTGCAGTCTTGGAAATCTAGCGTAAATTCTTTTTCCCACGTCGTGGAATTAGCTTCAAATCTGTCAATAATGACATCATTGATCTTGATCATTATCAACGGCCATCCATTGCTATTCTGTGAGTGATATTCTAATTTTAGTTTTATACTTGCCATTGGTTATCTTTTTGTATGCTTCTTTGAGTCTTAATAGCTGACTGTCACCGTTCCAAATTTTATAACCCAGCTCCATTAATATTTCCTGCAATTTTATTCTACGATTAATGCGTTCTTTAAATGTTAATTGCGGATTTATTGCCAAGGTCCAATCAAATCCCACAGCCTCGCTGTGGAACTCTTCATGCAACGGAGTGCCTTCGTCAATACTGGCAGTGCTGCCTAAGTTAACTCCGTAAATAGTTCCATCAAGCGCATACTTCTTGTATTGTTTAAATCTTTCTATTCCTACATTAAAGTCTTGTTCGGTTTCTGTTGGGTATCCAACTATCATTAAAAAGTAACAATTCATATCATTTTTATGCATCTGAGCTAAGGTAAAATCAAGATCGTCGTCGGTAAATCCTTTTTTCATATGATCACGCACAGATTCACTCAAGCTTTCTATACCTAGTGCTACTCCATTCATACCAGCAATAGCTGCCAATTGATAATCAGCTTCGGTGAATACAGTGGGGTTACGCACAATAAACTGTCCTCCCCAGCTGAAAAATTTTGAAGGCAGATTGTTATTTTTATAAAAAGCTGCTAGGGTTTCACACAACTCTCTAAAATTCTTCACACTACCATTGATTAGACTATCAGTAAACCAAAAATTAGTAACATTGTATTTTTTAAAATGGTAAATCATTTCATTGGCTACACTAATTCCGGATCTAAACCTATATTTTTTCCATGCCACATGTATGTCGCAGAAGCTGCATTTGCGCACACATCCTCTGCTACTGGTAATTGGTATTTGTGGAGTTTTAGAGGTATAGCGATACTCTAACTCAATCACATCATCATAGTTAGGATAAGCAATATTATCTAAGTCATCTATCTGATTGGCTAAATCGTTGTTGATACCAGGTGCATCGTATTTTCCCTGTAGCAGATTGATAATATTAACATCACCTTCGCCTCTTATATAAAAATTAATTAAATTATTAGCCAGTAATGCTGTACCAAAATCATTAGCATACGCTCCTATTCCGTTGGTGCTTATTCCAGCACCACCAATTAAAATTTGATTCTTAAACACTGGGCGTAACTTTTGTAATAATTGTTTAGTAAAAAGCTGACACTGAAACGTAAACACGCTGATGCCTAGCCATCTAGGATTAATGCTGACAATTTCTTCAATAATGTGTTGATAGTAAGAATCCAAATAGTCTTTTTCAGCAACATCAAGTTCAGCTTCGGTAATGTTTAAACTAAAATATTGATCTAGTTTTTGTGCAATAACAACATCTGTACACTCAGAATATAGTTTTAAATTATAATCTTTAACTTGAGCAGTATACCCGTGATGCTCGCAGATTCCTTTTAATAAACTAGTAGCTGCAGGTGGATATACCAAGGATATTTGCGGCACATTTATTAAAAGAATATCTATCATACAATATCAACATCAGTATTGTAACTGGTAAACCCGTTTTCTTTTACTACACTTAGCACATTGTTTACCCGCCCAGCTAGCTCGTCCTTGTGTGACACTAGCCAAACTGAGCGATTGCCTTCACGTGCCATTTTTTTCAATATAGCTAGGCTGTTCTCTACACCCGAACTATCCATGCCAGTATCAATTACTTCATCAATAAACATCAGGTTGATTGGTTGGTACAAGCTTTCCCACACATCACGGAACGCCCAGCTTAGACTCAGTATTAATCTGTTACGCTCGCCCCGACTCAGGTTGTCAAAGTCTAGCTCACGACCCAGTTCCTCAATGCTAACTGTCAGGTCATTCAAGAACTTGACAGTGTGAGGCAAGCCAATACGATCTAGATATTGTCCCAGTCTAGCATTCAAGTAACTTAGGTTCTGATCAATAATACGTTTGCGAATGAAACTGTCTTTGTTGGTTAACAACTTGAGTAAAAAGTCTTGATGCTCTCGAACATTGGTCAATTGATTGATCATGTTGTAGTCAATTTCTTCTACTGCTTGGGTTTGCATTTCTTGGATTTGTTCGGCGTACGGATCTATTTCAAGTTGTTTTGCAGCCAACTGTTGCTGCAAGTTTTCAATTGAATTGCGATGATTGATCGCATCTTCTTTGCTGTCATAAAAAATACTAGGAACTGGCCCTGGAACACCCAACTCTAACAATTTGGCAATATGTTCTTGTAATTGCGTATCAGTTGACAGATATTGCATGGCAGTTTCTGCCATGGCAGCACGTTTTTCGGTCAATACTTCTTGGTGTTTGCTGTCATGTAAAGATTGCCCACAGGCATAACATTCATGTTTTTCTAGTTTTTCTATTTCTGTTTTTAATTTTTCTTGAATTTTTAATAAACGCACTTGCTCTTGTTCGCACGAAATCTTCCAACGGGTTGTTTCTTTGATTTCTTTTGTCAGCTGATTGTGCAAATCCAGGCTGTCATGATTAACCAGCTCTTGTTTGATATCAATACTTGACAGCGCAGCCAATGCAGTTTCAAGTTTGGCAACGTCTTCGGCTTGTTTGTTTTGCCAAAGCGTCTGTCTGCGTCGTGTGGCATCAATTTGTTCTTGTATTCTAGCGTTGGCATCAGTTACTGCCTTGATACGATACTCTTCTGCGGTTATTGCATCTTTGCTGGCTTTCAGTTGCTCTTTCAGCAGATCAGCTTTTTCACTCAATACTGTAATACCCAGCAGTTGCTCAATAATAGTGCGCTGTTCATTTGCTTTAAGCGCCAAGAATGGCTCAGTGTAGGTGTTAAGTGCCACAATATGCTTGAACATGTCATGACTCATGCCCAGCATACGTTCTATGGCTGCTTGGGTTTCTCTACTATCGCCTTGACTCTCATCTGTAATTTCTTGTTCTTGATCGCCAATATAAAATGCCATGGTGTTGGGTTTACGACCGCGTTCAATCTTGTATTCTGTGCCATTGTTTTCAAACTCAATAGTGACCAACATGTTCTTGGCATTGGTTTTGTTGATCAAGTTGTCTTTTTTGATATTGGTCAAAGCTGACCCATACAAGGCATAACTCAGTGCATTAATAATAGTAGTCTTACCAGTTCCGTTTCTGGCTCCGGTATCATCACCGCCTAGGTCCAAATTTTGTCCAAGCACCAAGGTAAGGTCACGACGATCAAATTGAACAGCCTGAGTGGTATTGCCCACGCTCATGAAATTCTTGACTGCAAGAGTTTTTATTTTAAACATTGAGGTTTTTAAGTTCCTGAGATTGCAAGTGAGTCAAGGTTAAAAAATTTTCTTCTAATATTGAGGATTTACTTTTAACTATTTCTTTAATTTCGTCTATGGGTTTTAACACAAAATCTTTAATAGTATTTTCTAAATAACACCATCGTTTGATAGGATCAAGGATACTGTCGTATCCTTCGTCAATGATGTCGGGAAATGTGTGGAACCCCTTTGAGCGCAATAATGCCAAGGTTCCGGGTGCGCCAACAATGATAAACAATCTTTTGCATGCAATTGGTCGTAGACTTTTTTCAGATATATACGGATATCTATAATTATACACAGTTTCAGTAACAACATCAAGTGCAATTTTTTCATAAAAACTAGAAAAATGTCTTGTGCTAACTGCATTAGCTTTACCAGTTATTAACGAGTGTGCAGTTATACTTGAATTATTATATGGAATAGAATTATCAAGCCATAGCTCGTTGGTTCTAGTAAACGGCACAGTTGAAATGTAGGTAGCGGTCATTTATTATGGTATGCTGTTGCAATCACGTCTAGTAAATTATTGTTGTTAATAAAACTAGCGAGTACATCTCTATGCACTCTACCAGCACCCATCATGGCGATCCCCGGAACTTCAATAGCATCCGTATTAATGTTGTGATTCTCATATTCACTGCTGTAGTGTAATGTAGAAATAAAAGATGAGATTACAGTTGGGCGATCAAATTGATCGTGCGCGGCTAACAAAAGTTCAAGTTCTTTTTCTATACCAAAATGATTTGTAAATAACAACAAAGTAAATAACGGAATATCAACTGTTACAAATGCAGTAATCAAGTTGTACAAAGAAAACCCGTACGGAAAATCTGGCAAATAAAAGTCCGTATCCATGTGCTCAATTATGATACGATCAGCTGAACTGAAGCGGTCTTTTTTGATTTGTGTCAGATATTCCTCTAATAGAGAAAAGTTTTCATCAAATTCCAAGAAATTAAAATGCCCAATTATTGTAAATTTTGAATACAATGCCTTGCGATACTCAGCCGACATTTCAAGCAAGGACGACATTTATAGATTCCTGTAGATATCCAGCAACAATTTAGGATTGTACTGTTTGCTGTCAATATTAGTAAGCTGATTTGTTACAATAGTATCCACGCTTTCGAACATGATATTGCCCTGCACATCAAAAGAAATATCATCACCTGTTACTTTTTGCGGAATAAGAGTGATCTCTCTGAGTTTGTATGTATTTACAAAAGTTTCTTTGATAAACGTGGCTTCTTCGTAGCTGATGTCAACATCTAGATTGACCCGCACATGCATGCCTGGGTGCAACATAGTGTCAGTATTATTTAATACATCACTCAGCTGGTACACACGATATCTAGGTTGATCAGTCCATGCATGATATTCAGGCTTGCTGCCCCAGGTCATGACCATCATACCGCGGTCGTCGTCGCCGTTGTCGGCGTAGTTGTGTGGAAAGCAATTGCCTATGTAGGTAATGTTGTTTGCAGTCTGACGTTTGTGAAAGTGCCCAGTGAATACATGCTCAAACCCGCCAAAGTCACCTCTAGCAATTTCACCATGATCCGGCATTTGTACCATGGCGTTCATGTAGTATCCAGGCAACTCAAAGTGCCCAAACATGTACTTGCCTTTTAGCCGTGGAATACGCTTATGATCGTCGCCGCAAAGCCAAGGCGCAATAACCACATCGCCAGACTGAAACCAGTCGTTGCAGATGTGGATATTTTTAAGATGTTTGGCCCATTCTACACTTTGAACATCACGCTTGTCACGATAGTACAAATCGTGATTGCCGGGAATAAAGTAAACAGACTCAAAATTGTCATTCAAGTGCTCTAGTGCTTGCAAGCTGTAGTTGAGAGTCACAATGTTAATACTGGCACGATTGTTGTGCCAATCACCGAGGAACATGGCTGTTTCGCAACCTTCCTCCCGGGCTTTGGCAGTAAACCACTTGATAAAGTTCAAGCAATCTTCATTGTGTTGAGTGCTATTACTTTTTAAACCAAAATGAATATCAGTGCAGATGGCTACTTTGCGAAATAAATTAGTCATCCTACTAGTTTACGCTATTGTTGGCAACAAAGTCAAACTTATTCGTCAACAAAATCTCCACTTGGCGCACCACCACCACCCCAACTGCCCTGACCTTGCCTAGTATAGCTAGGGGTTAGTCCATTCATCTCAAGAATATCATCTCGAAGATTCTGGTTGCGTTTTTCAATGTTAAGGACTCGAGTAAAACTATTAGTGATAGCAGCAGTATAATAAGCAAAGGGATTCTGTGATTTGCTCTCGTCAAACTGTAAACCAATTTGACTGAGCTGGAGTAAAGCCTGCGAACGCATTTCATCATTGTAAGTGTATCCTCTCCAATTGGATCTAGTGGCATAACGCTCACATAACTTCATGAACATGTGAGCTAGTTTTTTGGTCATGGTACCGTGTTCGCGACAGAATTCGCCAGTTTCCAAGTCGCCACGCCAGTGGCTATGGCCAACACAATAAGGCTTGCCTTCTTCGTTTAACCGATAATGTTTAAACGGAGGAAAGTTGCACTTGGTGTACTTGGTAGGAGCCACAATTTCCATGCCATCATCATCGTATTCAGTAACAACAGGGGCATCCTCGTCTACCACGACTCCTGCTTTTTTCTTTTTTGTAGTATCAATTGGGATGTGTTCCCAGGTCATGATTCTAAAAACAACGTCAGTGTCCGCGATCTTGCTGGGTTTAATAGAGAAATCATCTAACCGTAATTTATCTGTTGTGGCTGCTTGTGCCAAGTCGTATGCTGCTCTGCCCAGTCGTTCTGCCCGTAACTTTCTGCCTTCGACTGTGTTCTTTTTGTTAATTTTGTCTACACTGGGCAGAATAATATCGCAGAATCCATCTTCGGGAGTCAAGAAACTGCAGTATGTTGTTTTACTTTTGTGTATTTCTTTAAGAATATCTCTGTTATTTAGATAATTGTGTTTCATTTGAACCCTTTAAATATGTACTTAATATAGCGAATAAATACTAAAAAAGCAAGAGGAATTTATATGCCACAAATAGAACCCGGTAAAGCGGGAATTTTTACAAACCCTGTAATTGGAACGCCCACAGTTGAAGACCAAAAACGAGGACTGTTTGCACTGCCTGCGGGGGTAACAACCAACACAGGTGTGTCAGGCATGTCAACTTCGGCTTTTAAAACAAATACTCCTGCCAGTGCCATACAGTTTAGCACAGTGTCCGCAGGCAAAGAAGATTGGCGAGTAAAAGTAAGTGTGACCAAAGGATCTGGCGTGTTGTACGATGATCCTAATCCGGGCATTATGGAACCTTTGGTATCTACTAATGGAGTCATTTTTCCTTATGTTCCTGCTGTTACTGTGGCCCATGCAGCCAAATATTCCACACAATCATTGACACATTCCAACTATAACAACTATTTTTACGAAAGCAGCGAAGTACAAGCAATCAATATCACAGCTGATTTCACAGTACAAAATACTTATGAAGCAAAATACTTCCTGGCTGCTGTTTATTTCTTCAGGGCAGCAACAAAAATGTTTTACGGTGAGTCAAAGATGTACCAAGGCGCACCACCACCAATAATATATCTTGATGGTTATGGCGCTCATTATCTGCCCCATGTCAGCTGCGTGGTAACTGGATTTAGCCACACCATGCCCAGTGACGTAGACTACATAGAAGTCACAATTGGCACAAGTGCCACCCGAGTGCCCACATCCAGTCAGTTTACCATTGGCCTGCAGCCGGTGTACAGCAGGACCAATCAACGAAAATTCAGTTTTGATGCGTTTGCACGTGGAGAACTTATTGTTGGCCCTGATAGATCCACCGGATATCTATAATGTCAAATCTAAAATATAAAAACACCAGTCCGTACTTTCAGACCAGCCTATACGGTAATTTTCTAGATATCATGGTCAACAGAAGCATTACAAAAAAATCTGACGATGTACTTTATGCAATTGATAAAATATACGAACACAGACCTGATCTATTGGCTGCAGACTTGTACGGAGATGGAGCATTGTGGTGGGTGTTTGCTATTAGAAATCCAAATGTGCTAAAAGATCCATTGTTTGATTTTCGTTCTGGGGTACAAATTTATATTCCCAAGAAAACCACACTCCAACAAGAACTGGGAGTGTAATAATGATTACACTTTCGTCGGACACTGCAGACGCTAAATTGTTGAATGAACAATCATCTAATATTCCCGGTGCTGGTCAAGGCAATAATTCTACAAACCCATTTGCAGACCCAGCTACACAATCGTTGTCTCAATCAGAAATAACCAATATAAACAACGCTAACAAAGGTGCTGCTGCCGGCGGTACAGATCAAGATACCAGCAACAATTCAAACAAATCAGAATCTGGATCAGACCAAATTGCAGGGCCCGACGCAAAAATTGGTGTTGGAACTGATAACAATGCCGCTGCAGCACAGGATGGTGCTTCGGTGCCGGCTTCACTGTACTACAATCGTCTACACAATTTTACTGGATACACTTATAAAATAACATTGTGGTTGTTGACTACAGAAGATTATCAGAAAATAACAGCAGATCCGGACAAATTTACTCCTACTCATTGTTTGATCAGCAGTAGTGGCGGCACTCCGCAATCAATATCTACTGACCAATCTAGTCGGCATCCGGACTTCCTGGAAGATTTTTACTTTGATAATCTTTCAATGACCACACTGATTGGGCTAAATTCAAAAAGCAAAGCAAGCAATGCCATTGACCTCAAATTCACTATCATTGAACCATATGGTATGACACTGTTAGACCGATTGTTATCAGCATGCCAAACAACAGCCAGTTGTAACAATTATGTTGATCAACCGTATCTGTTACAAATTGATTTTCTAGCCAACCCCATGGAAGCCGATCAATTTGGGGCAAAAGGCCATGTTATTGACAGCAAACGCATACCCATCAAGTTCACAGAATTTAAAATAAAACCTGGCGCTGGTGGAACAAATTATTTTGTAAAAGCTATGCCATACAATCATCTTGGATTTGTACAAAGCGTGGCTGCAGTACCAACCACTTTGTCTGTAACAGCAAAAACAGTGGGCGAATATTTTGATAGTACGGTTAAAGACCTGGCTTTGTTGTTTCGTGACGCCGCTGCTGTTGTTCAACAGCAGCGAATAGAAACTGAAATCAACAAGCTAGACATTGGCAGCATAAGCGAAGAAGAACTGCTATCACTCAAAGAGAGACTGAAGGCAGAGCTATCCAATGTAAATAGTTTTCCAAACGGTTATAATACCTGGTACAGGAACGCAGCTAACCAAGCCAAAAGGTCAGACGTACCGTTGAACTTGATATTGTTTGCCATAGACCCAGATATTGCCAAGTCTTTAATAGTTGATGTTGAAAAATCTGAATCCAAACGAGGGGTTTTTGCATCGCCTATCTACTCGGCACTGGCTGGCACTGCCACTGGTGGTGCAGGCCCTGATTTTAAAAATAAAAGTGTGTTTAGCGTATTAGCCGGTACTTCAGTGATCGAAGTAATAAACAGAATAGTTTCTGCCAGCGAGTATATTAAAGGTCAGATAAAAAACGCACAAACCGAAGCTGAAAAAACCAGTGGCTCTGATATTACCACCAGCGACGCTGATGCAAGAACAGTATCGGCCGCTGGTTACAACAAATTATCAACACCAAACCAGACAAAAAAGATTGAATACAAACCAACAGACTGGTTTAAAATAATTCCAACAATATATTTAGGCAAGTTTGACTTGAGAACCAATTCTTATAGCAAAGCAATCTTGTACACAATATTGAAATACAATGCAGCCAATGCATACCATCCAGATATGGCATTGACCAAAATTCCACCGGCTCAAGTGGTCAGAACATACAACTATTATTATACTGGATTAAATCAAGACATTATCAATTTGGATATTGATTTTGATGCAACTTTTGTAACCGGAATAGCAACGTTTACCAAGCAAATTGAATCATCCACCACCGTCGCCGGCGCAGACAAACCAAAAGAAAAAGCACCTCCTGAACCGGCATCCCAACCGTTTGCTTCTACTCCTTATGCTAAGTCTGTGCTAACACCATTGAATTCGCAAGCAAATCCGCAGAATCAAACAGCTGAGGATTATTCTGTATCCAGTGTGTCGCGCAGTTTATACAGCGCATATCCTCGTGGCGACATGTTAAATATCCGAATGAAGATTGTGGGAGATCCTGCATTTATCAAGCAAGATGATATCTACCACAATCCTGTGCAAGACGGATATGGTGCAGTAATAAACAAAGTTAAAGCACCTGGGGCTCCGCCAATCAATGAACAAGGACAGATAATATTTGACCATGAAGAAGTATACGTGCAAATATTGGTCAAGTCTGCAGTTGACATAGATGATGCAACAGGAATTACAAATAAAACAGTAAAGTTGTCCAATGGTCAAGTGGCCAATGGCACATTCAGCGGTCTTTACAAAATCATGACAGTTGAAAGTGAGTTCAAACAAGGCAAGTTTGAACAAACATTAAGCCTGATTAGAATGCCGGACAGCATGCTGGACAACGCCACTGGTACTACCAACAACAACGGTGGCGCAGTTGTATCAACGGCAACCAGCACTGCGCAATCTGACGCCGTGCCCGGTGTTAAACCAGCCGCTACTGTGACCACTTCGCCTGTGGCACGAGATGCAACACTAACAGGCATTGCCAACGGATCAGCAACATCGCCGGTTCCTGCAGTAGCTGGCGCAGGCACAACAGCGGCGCCCAATCAACCATCAACAGCAGCAGCAGCAAATGTCAACGCCACGCAAGTAAACATTCAGCAACAGCCTACTCCTAATAGTACTAATGGAATACAAGACTTCGCCGCAATTGAACAAGAAGTAAAAATTCTTGATGCGCAAACTGAAGCTGCCAATGCGCAGTTTCGGGCTGAACTAAAAAAGATAGAAAATAATGATGAGCTGACGCAAGTAGAGAAGAATAAGCAGGAACGTGCGCTCCTGGATGAAAGAGGCGATGCGCTTTTTCGAGCACAGCTCGGGTACAGTAGGCTTAACACAAAATTAGGCAAAATTATAGCTAAGATGGCCAAGGTCAATACTTTTGGTCCGGAAGCTAGCCTGGAGAGAGGCCTCCAAGACCGGGTGGACAATGTTAAGAACGACATCACTAACAATTACTACGCAATAGACCGAAATAGAAGAAGGTAACAGCAATATGTCTAAATCAGATCCAAGAATAGGAAGTAAATTACCAGACTGGGCCCGTATAGATCCGGGCCCATATATAGGCATTGTCAAAAACAATGTAGATACTGCTAGACTGGGTCGGTTGCGGGTGCATATAGCGGCCCTTGGCAGCAATGAAATAGAACCCAGCAGCTGGATTTCAGTTTGTTACGCCAGCCCATTTTTAGGTGCCACTCAAGGATTACCAGGCAGTCCTGACGCAGGCGCATTTGGAACCGAGCAGCAGACTTACGGTTTTTGGGCTATGCCACCAGATCTTGGAAATTTTGTATTGGTTACTTTTGTAATGGGAAATCCTAATGCCGGGTATTACTTTGCCTGCATACCAAACACGCCAGTTATGCACATGTTGCCTGGCATTGCTCGTCCAATTGATCAAAGATATATCGTATCCGATCCTGGTATTAACGGTAGAGTAGATACTGCATTGAGTTATTTGCCAGTTACAGAACTAAACACAAACATAACCGAGCGAGACAACGATCCTAATTTTGTCACCGCATTAAAATCTGTACACATATACCAGGCCAACATTGTGATAGAGCAAGGACTTGATACAGATCCCTTAAGAGGAACCATCACCAGTAGCTCACAAAGAGACACCCCTAGCAGAGTAATAGGATTAAGTTCTCCGGGAAGAACCACACCTGACACCACAGATTTTTCTAATCTAGACAAACAATTGAAAGCTGGTACCTTGTCAATTGCTTTGTTACAATCATTTTCTGCTAGAAAAGGTGGTCATACGTTTGTCATGGATGATGGCGACATATACGGCAAGAGTCAATTAGTCAGACTGCGATCCGCAGGCGGCCACACTATACTAATGGATGACACCGAAGATATATTTTACATCATTAACAAAAAAGGCACAGCTTGGGTTGAGTTGACCACAGACGGTAGTATAAATGTGTACGGTAAAGGTAGCATAAACCTACGTGCAGCAAAAGATTTAAATCTACATGCTGATGCAAACATCAACATGCATGCTGGTGATACTATACGTTCGTATGCAGGATCAAGCATATTGTCGCAAACCAAAATACAATTGGCCACAGCAGATGATTTATACAACGTAAATGCAGGAGTGATTGGTGTTAGATCTGGTGGTAACATGGATCTTAGAGCAGTTAAAAGTTCATGGGAAACAGAAGGCAATATAATTATACAATCTAATGCAAATGTCAGCATCAAGACCACTAACCTAATGAATATCAAATCAGGAATCTTTTATGCAAATGTAGCAAATGAGCTAGTGCTGAACTCAGCCACAAATGCTGTTACTGCAGTGACCAGCGGGTGGAAAACATCCGGTGAGCTATGGCTAAAAGGTAGCGAAATATATTTAAACACCATTGCCAAGGAGCCAATTGATCCTTCTGTACCAGTGCCGCCAAATCCGCCTGCAATCAATCCTGCGTTTGATTTATACAAACAACCAAACGCAGTCTTTGATAACAATGTCAAGCGTTGGTTTACCACTGCAGACCAATTTGAGAGTGTGGCACCGTTTACGCCTACCCACGAGCCATGGCCTAGACAGACTGGCATCAAGAAGTTTGCCAGTGGCATTGTAGAAGATTCAATACAGCAAGGAAAACAATCATGACTGTAGACGTAACTGCCTTTATACAGAATCTTACAAAAAATAATGCTGCCATTGAGGCCAACATTAAGAAAGGTGTATCAACTGCTACTGCTTTCTTTGGTGCATTGCAAGACGGGCAGCTGAATGCATCAACCTTGTTAAACTCTGGTTCATTGAGTGCAGAACAACAATCCAAAGCAGAAAATTTCATCAACGGTGGAATTGACACATCAGCATTTGACAGTACCTTGGCAGGAACAGGAGTAACCGGCAGCGGCACAGTCGCAACCACTCAGATTACTAATACAGGACCTGATGCTGCAATCACACAAACATTCACACAAGGAGTAAATCGCATTATTCTAGATCAACCTGATATCCCAAAAGGAACATCAATTATTAGAATAAATGAAAACATTCCTGTACTGTTGCAAAACGAAGTTAGAGCCTTGATGGTGCAAATTGGTTACATAGCAAGCAACTGGGAATCTACCAAGACCAATTATGACACCGGGCAATTGGGCAGGTACCAGGTAACAAAAAGAACGCTGATAAATTACGGATATAGATTTACAGGCAACACAGACTTCACAGGAAAAGATGGCATAAGTTTTGATACAGAATTTTTGTTTGATGCCAATGTGCAAGATAGAGTAATGGAACGATTTATACAAGATCAGTATCGTGCGCTGATAAAAGTAGGTGCCATTAGAGATTTTGATTCCAAAGAATACGTGGCCGGCATGATAGCAGTTGCGTATCAGTTTCAAGATGCAGTGCCTGGGCTAGGTGACATTGATGCTAGTGGACTGCTAGGCTCAATATCAGGTTCCACAGATGGGTTAACATCGCTGTTGGCAACCTCTGGTACAACATTGAGCAAATCAACTTCGGTGTTATCATCAAGTGCAACCATGAATTCTACAGCAGCTGGCTTTGGCGAAAATGCAGCCAACAGTGGAGTATTTGACTCACTGTCAAGTTTAACCCCAGGGTTGCTAGCTGCAGCCAAGTCAGGTGACCCTGCCGCTGCAAAAAGTCTAGTAGATGCGTCTGGTTTAGAAAGCAAGATGAAAACATTGGGCACCACCACAGCTGATGGGTTAAAGTCACAAGAATTTGATTCGTTCTCCGACATATCAAAGGACAATCTACCAGCCAGTTTAACTGGCATGCAAGATCAACTCAAGCTGTCAGCTGCAAAAGTTGATGTGGCTGCGTTAAAATCATCAGCTAGCGATTTTACCAGCAGCATACCAGCAAGCAAAGCCAACAAGTGGAGAAATACCGGAGTAGAACAAGACAGCAGTGGGCGTCCAGGCAGTTTATTCTTCAATGCAGGCAGATACGCAATACAGGTGTTGTCGGCTGATATTACTACAGGTTAAAGGAACAACAATGGCAACAAAATATTATGGATTTAGCACAATTGATCAAGTTAAAAAGTTTAAACTGACAGACTTTGACCTGGTCAAGAGAGACTTACTGAATCATTTTAGTATACGCAGAGGAGAAAAACTGTTACAGCCAAATTTTGGCAGCATAATTTGGAATATGCTGTTTGAACCGCTGACAGAAGAAACCAAAGCAATTCTAGTGGAAGACATCAAACGCATTGTCAACTACGACCCTAGAATAAATGTCAATGGAGTAATAATTGATCAACTTGAAAACGGACTGCAAATTCAGGTTGAACTATTGTATCTGCCTACCAATATGTCAGATCAGCTGACACTGGTTTTTGATAATCAATCTAACTCATTGTCTGTGTCATAATAATACCAGTTTTTAATATCGATAAATATTAAAACAACGGGTATTACTATGGCGATCACAACTAGACAAACCAGCTTATTAGTCCAACAGGATTGGACTAAAATTTATCAGACTTTCAGAGAAGCCGACTTCCAGAGTTTTGACTTTGAAACTTTGCGCAAGAGCATGATTGAATACTTGCGTACATATTATCCAGAAGACTTCAACGACTTTACTGAAAGTTCTGAATATATTGCACTTATTGATCTTATTGCGTTCTTGGGACAAAGCCTAGCATTTCGCACTGATTTAAATGCCCGGGAAAACTTTCTAGACACAGCAGAACGTAGAGATTCTATATTAAAGCTGGCACGATTGTTGAGCTATAATCCAAAACGCAACGTTCCGGCAACAGGACTATTAAAGTTTGACAGTGTCAGTACCACAGAAACAATCTATGACAGTCAAGGCAATAATCTCAACGGATTAATATTATTATGGAACGACACTACTAACAATAACTGGCTAGAACAATTTACCGCTGTACTAAATGCTTCGTTGATAAACTCTCAAGCAATTGGTAAACCAGGAGCCACACAAACTCTAAGTGGTGTCAGAACCGACGAATACAGTGTTGATATTCTGCTGAACTTGAACCCAACATATACATTTAAGTCCACCATTGCAGGATCAACGTTTCCTTTTGAAGTGACCAGTGTTACTAGTCAAGGACAAACATACTTGTACGAGGTTGACCCTGTTGAAAATACCAAGTTTAACTTGGTGTACCGTAATGACAACCAAGGTAACGGATCAAACAACACAGGATATTTTGTATATTTTAAACAAGGTGAACTAAGAAGCCTGGACTTCACAATAGCAGAAACGTTACCAAACAGAGTGGTCAGCATCAATTTTGATAACATTAACAATTCTGATGTATGGCTATATTCGCTGAATTCCAATGGTCAGGCTGAAACCAAGTGGACTCAAGTGCCAGCAGTAAACGGTATTAATGTAATCTACAACAACACAGATCAACGAAACCTGTACAGTGTTAGCACAAGAGCAAATGATCAAGTTGATTTGATATTTGGTGACGGTTCATTTACCAACATACCAGTTGGCCAGTACAGAATTTACTATAGACAATCAAATAATTTAACTTATAAAATTACACCAGATGAAATGTCTAGTATTGCAATTAATATTCCTTATAGAGGAAGAACTGGTCGCGCTGAAACATTAACTGTTCGTGCCAGTCTGCAATACACAGTTACCAATGCCAGTGCTAGAGAAACGTTAGAATCTATTAGATCAAAAGCACCACAGCAATATTATACACAGAATCGTATGGTAACAGGCGAAGACTATAACGTGTTACCGTTTACTACATTTAATAATATTCTTAAAATTAAAGCAGTTAATCGCTCTAGTTCAGGCATTAGCCGCTATCTAGATGTAATTGATTCAACTGGAAAATATTCTAGCACAAATATATTTGCACAAGACGGCATAATCTACAAAGAAAACTACTCAAATACCCTTAACTTCCAGTTTACCAGTAGTACTGAAGTAAACTACATTGTGCAGAATCTAATTAGACCGCTGATCAATGATTTACCAACCAAGCACTTGTATTACGATACTGCCACAAGGTATAATCCAACCAGCGGCACAGTTAACGCCGGATCATTTATTGTAGGGTATGCTTATAAAATAACGTCAGTGGGTACCAGCGATTTTACCACAATTGGTGCCAGCAGTAATGCAGTAGATGTTTTATTTGTGGCCACTGGTGAAGGTACTGGCAGCGGCACTGCAGTTAGAGTAGCAAAATGGGCATTGACATCCGAAGTAAACAGCAGAAGCGTTGGAAGTTTCAGCAGTCCAAATTACACATATCTGGTCCAGGGTTCCTTGATCAAGTTTGCTGCACCAACAGGACAATACTTTGATGCGCAGAATCAGCTCCGGACCGGAACTGTAAGCTCAGAGTTTCATCAACACGAACTATGGGCCAGCGTAATTGAATACAGTACACCTGGTTCTGGCACTGCCACTTTGAGTATAGCAGTACCTACTGGTGCTATTGTGGTATCAATTGTACCGGTTTTTGCCAACGATTGGCCAGCTGGCACAATTGCTGCAATTGTGAATAATATTTTAAGCTTTAAAACGTTTGGTATCAGATACGATGTGCCAACCATGACATGGGAATTGATAACAGAAAGTAATCTAGGGCCTGTTAGTGGTAACCCTTTTAGCCTGACAAACGCAGGATCCACTGCTGGCACCGGACTAGATGACAGTTGGTACATACATTTATCTTTTGCTGATCAGCAATACACTGCAATCAGCAGAGGTATTAATTATTATTTTCAAAGCACCAGAGAAACAAGATTCTATTATGACCCAAATGTAAAAGTGTATGACAGTAGAACTGCCACTACAAGAAGTGATGTTATCAAAGTATTAAGAACAAACACCTTGCCTGATTCTGCAGATGCGCTATATTATTCGCAAAGTTATAGGGTATGGGATAAGGTAATTGGCATTGATGGCTACGAAGACAATAGAAAAATATTGATCAGCTTTCCTGATGACAACCTAGACTCTGTGCCTGACAATCCAGATTTGTTTGATATACTGGTTGCACCAACTGTGAATGAAAACGATAAATTTGTGTTTTATCAATTGACAACAGATCAGTATGACTTTTCTAGGTATGATCCAGTTGCCCAAGGCATAATTGTATCAGACTATTCAACCATAGATCAAATTGAAAGTAACTTGTCTTTGTATCTTCAAGACACAATATTTTATGCTGTGTCTGAGGATGTATTTTATCAATCGTTGGGTACATCTGTGGTTGTAGTTGACACATATCTGGCCAGAGTTGGCAGACAAGAGTTAATGTTCCAGTACACACACAATGCACCAAACGACAGACGTATTGATCCAAGTCCAAACAACTTGATTGATTTTTACATATTAACCAAAGAATACAGCGATCAATATTATTCTTATATTAAAGATTCTAGCGGCAAAGTGTCAGAGCCTCAGGTTCCAACCAACGACGAGTTAAAAATTAATTTTGGTTCAATTGAAAGTTATAAATCCATCAGTGACAGTATAATTTATAACTCAGCCGTATTTAAACCGTTGTTTGGCAGCAAGGCCAGGCCAGAATTACGTGCCACATTTAAAATAGTCAAGAACCCCAATATTAGCATCACCGACAACGACGTCAAGAGCCAAGTTATTTCGGCAATTAACACCTACTTTGATGTTAACAACTGGGACTTTGGAGAAACATTTTATTTTAGTGAATTGAGTGCATATTTACATTCAAGCTTGACCCCCAATGTGAGCAGTATTATTATTGTTCCAGATGCTGCTACTTCTAACTTTGGAACGCTGTACCAGATCAATGCTGAACCAAACGAGATTGTGGTAAGTGCCGCAACAGTCGATAATATACAAATTATTAGTGCAATAACAGCTGGACAACTTAACCAATAAGTAGGAATAGATAATGCCAATTCGTAAAAGTATAGAATTTTTACCTGAAATATTTAGAACTGACACAAATAAAAAATTCTTAAACGCCACCGTTGACCAGCTGATCAGCGAACCACAGTTTAAGAGAATTACTGGCTATATTGGCAGAAAGCTGGCGCCATCGTTCAAGACAACCGATAGTTATATTGCTGAGCCCAGCAATATCCGTCAGCATTATCAGCTTGAGCCGTCGCTGATTATCAAAGATACTATTACAGATAAAATAACTTTTGCAACAACCTACTATGATATTGTAAATCAAATTGGGCACTACGGTGGCCTCAATAATAAACACGACAGACTGTTTGACAACGAATACTACACCTACGATCCAAAATTAGATTTTGACAAGTTCATTAACTTTAGTCAGTATTACTGGCTTGAAAATGGGCCCAACGCAGTAATAGTATCTGCAGGTGGAGTTCCGTTATCGTACGAATTTACAGTAACATACGACTCAGTTAACAAAGTATACTTGTTTTCAGGACAAGGATCTGCACCAAACCCTACACTGACATTGGCTCGTGGCGGAGTTTATACCTTTGTAAACAACAATCAAGATAATCCTTTTTATATTCAGTCAAAGACTGGAACATCAGGATTTGACCCTGCATCTCCAAACATCAATGTCAGAGAGGTACTAGGAGTTTCTAATAACGGTGCAGAAGTTGGAACCATACGGTTTACTATCCCGTCAGAAACTGCACAAATACAGTGGACCAGTATGACGGTAGCAGCCACAGTGGACTATGCAACTGATCTAAGTTATGCCATGATTCATGGTGCAACACTGGACGACTTAAATTTAAATCTTGGTGGATTAGATGGCATTGTTACTTCAATAGAAGGTAAAAAAATAGTATTTGTTAACAATAACTATCTAGAAGATGAATTTTGGACAGATTATTCAGCCACCATCATTGACG